ATCTGTAATCCAAACACCTTTGTCATCAGCGTCTGAAAACCCCGCTTGCTTTGCTAGTTCAATGATGTTCATAGCCACCCCACTGATTTGCACAAAGAAATAATCAGCAAAACAACGCCTGTGACTATTGCATACCATTTGTTTACATACGGGGCAACCCAAATAGTCCCTAGTATTGTCAAATATTGTGTTTCAGTCATTTGAACACCGCCGCTACAAGCATGGACGCACCCACTACAAAGATCACCCACACGATCAAACCCTTGACCTGCTGCACAAACTGCGAGTAGTCGCTAGGCTCGGGCTCGTCAAACTCCCAATCCTTTTGCTTGCGCTCCATGTATTTTTTGTCTGCTTCGTTCATTTGGTTTTCTCCGCAAACTGATCGTTTAATGGGTGTTTCCACCACCCGCTTGCATCTTCCGCGCTCCTGTATTTAACCCGCACAGTATTACCAGTGATTTGGAAACGCTCTGGCTCAAGGTTGTCTTCCATGTCTTGAATGTCTTTGTTTGTCCACCCGCCTTTTGTTGTCAATATCATTTGTTGCGCTCCACAAGCATTACGTCTGCCATTGAAAATGACATTTCAGCAACTAGCTCTCCTGAGAGTTCAGGCACTGCACCATCGGCAATCAAACCTTGCATAGCCAGCCCAGCAAAGTGGTCGCGCAGCGTCATGTCCTTTGCGTAGCCGCCTGTCTTGACCATCCAGTCGGTGTAAGCACCTGCCATCACAATGTTTTCTCTCATTTGTATTCCTTTAGTCGTTCGTTAAGTCTTGCAATCCTTTTTTCGTTGTATGCCAACACTGCGTTTGCATACTCAACAGCGCCCTCTGCTTCGAGTCGATCAAGGTGGGCCTGCGCTAACTCTCGAATGATCACCTGATGTGGTGTCATGTCCTTCCAAAAGTCTTTGAATGATTTTAAAAATTTCATATCGTTGCCTTTCCTTCTGCTCTGTTGTTCGCTTGTTCTGTTCTCCATATCTCAACGCGCAATTCAGCGGCTGTGATGTCCCACTTCAACTTCTCTTCTATCTCCACTGCTGCCTGCAAACCTTTAAGCAACTCCGCCATTTCTGGGTGGGCGTAGGCTTCACGTTCTTGGGCACCAATCGCAGTCTCCATGCTGCGTTTCATCAATATCGCTTTTAGGCTCTTTCGGTACTGTTCGATGTACGTCCGCTCGGCCTTGGCCTTGGCAAACAATGCAGCGTGTTTCAGTATGTAATCTACTGCTCTGTGAGGGTCTCTTTCATCCATAAATATCCTTTCGCTGTTTAAGTTGAGGTTAAATCATATCACACTTTTTCCGCCCTTTTATTTTTTTCTTCCATCATTGCCTCGGCCTGCTTGTAGGCCTCGTATGCAATTTCTTCGTTCCTCGCGTTCTTTGGTGCTGATTGCAAAAACGAATGCATGGCAACCAATGCAAGTACATCTATCCACTCTGGCTCTTGTTTCATTTGATTTCCTCTATTTTGATTTTCAACATACCGCCGACATCTGGTGCCCAATAGATTCGCAAGTCCATAATCTGCGAGTCATCGTCGTAAACGTTTGCATGGGCCAAGCCATCGAGCGTGGCCTTCAATAGGTTATCTAAGTCACGGCGGCGCTTGTCTGGCCTCCACGCCTCAATCGTTACCTTCAGCGGGCCTTCAAAGTTACAAACCTTGTCCTGCAAAATTATTTGCTCACCAACCGCTATTCGATACTCGCGCCCCTTTTGACTGATGATCATGCGGCCATCAAAGTTGCGCCAATAGGTGTTGACCGATGGCGGAAAAGGTAACGTGATCTCAATCATTCCGCGCCCCTTGTTCCACGCATCTGCTCAAATATCCATTCGGTATCTTCTGCCTCGCATGGCTCATCTTCTGCGTACTTCTCAATAACTCCACAATTCAAACAACTTCCGTTTTCAAATTTGTGTTTTGTTTCAATTTTTTCATCTTGCTTCATTTCCATTCTCCTTGTTTGCCTCTGTTACCCTTTGACCACTGTTCTCGAACATCTTTTTCAAGAATCGACTTGGGATGTAGTTCGTTCCACCCCTTGTGGTACTTGCCCATGTTGTCACGGTAGCCGTTGAACCACTTGTAAGCACCGTCACGATCTTGTAGTCTTTTGTTGATGACCCATCGAACGAGACAGCGATGCCTATGCTCATCTGCTCCTTGACCTTCTTTCGCCTCATTCAAAATCTCCCTCCTGCGTCAAACGACATTGGTACGCTGTCGTGGTACTCTAAAAATTGCTGGCTCTCTTTGTCGTACCAAAGTGAATACCAGTCCTCTGCCTCACCATTACGCTGCTTCTCGCACATCAGCATGGCATCGGGTATCAATGGGTCAACTGGCCCAGACTGAGCGTCATGCTCCTTCTTTTTGTTGCGCCACATTAGGAACACGTTGTCCACCTGATCACTGATTGAACCACTACCCTTCAAGTCTGACTTGCTAGGCTTGATCTCCTCATTTGCCAGCTTGCGGATGTGATGTATGAGATGGATGTGGACGTTGTGATCACGCGCCAGTGCAGTAAGCTCATCCACAAAATATTTCTGCGCGTTGTAGTCATCCTCGCCAGCCACGCACTTCATCAGGCTATCAATAAAGATATGGCTGCAACCCAGCACCACCGCGCTGTACCTGCATACCGCAATCACCTGCTGGCTGGTGACGGTGCCTTGTTGGTCATACAGCCATAGATGCTCACGGTTAAAGCTCTGAAACCTGTTAAGCAGACCACCGATATAGGTGTCCTTGTCGACATAACGTGGCGCATTGATATTCTCACCAGCAAACTGTCGCAGCATCCTGTACAGGGTACGCTTGGGCTTCATCTCGAAAGACGCAATCATTACCCGCTGGCGCTGCTTGACCAGACCCATACCAATCATTCCAGTAATCAGGCTCTTGCCGCCACCATTACCGCCAGCGTAGACGGTCACCTCACCTTGGCGGAACTGAACCCCATCATGGGTCTTTGCCCAAGGCATGGTTTGGAAGGTTTCTACTTCTGGATGCAGCAGGTCAAATTTCATCTCATCGAAAAATTCATCTGCATCGCGTATCTTTTGGCCTACATCATTGGCCTTTAAGTATTTTTCAAAGTCAACCTGATCTGGCTTGACTATGCGTATGCGCCGTGCCTCATCGAGAGCTTTAGCGCGTTCTTGTATCTCAGACGTTTGCATATTGGACTACCTCTTCTATTCGCTGTTGTGCTATCTGTAACCGATCCATATCCGATTCGCTTAATTTCTTGCCCTGTCGAATGTCGTAGGCTGCGATCATCACAACCAAGCACTCGAAAGATGCAATTCTCAATAAGTCAGTCGCGTAAAACGCTGGCTTAATCTGCTTGCTGGTTTGGCCCTCGTACCGTTCCTGCTTCTCAGGGAATAGGTCGCTCATGTCCATTCCAACCGCGCCCAATACCTCTTGGACATCGCAGCCACCAAAGCAGTGGACTAGCACCCGACCATCCTCGCCCTCGCGGATAGACAACGATGGTGACTTGTCCTCGTGGGCGGGGCAGCAGGCTGTCCACGATCCATTACGACCCTTCACCTTGCCAAGCCGCTGGACAAACTTTTCGGCTGGGGTCATATCACCCTCCGACCAATCGAAAGCGAGTCGGTTTGCGGCTCATCTTCCCACCGCCGTTGGTTGATAAACGTAAGTGGCGCGGGATCAAACCCCGAAACCCACTGCTCAGAGCCCTTTAAACGGGTCACCGCTGCGTTTATTTCATCAACCAAGGGGTCTAGTGCATGACGATCCCATTTCGCCTTACAGGCCGTTTTAGCCACTTTCCTTTTCGAAATGGGCCAGTTGTTCCAAAATTCCTCAAACCGCGACGAAGTCGGTGGAACCGACGATATGGTATTTATATTCTCTTTCTTGTTCTTCTTAGGGTTATGGTTCGCTTTCGATTCGGTTTTCGACTCGGTTTTCGCGGGCCTTCCCCCTCTGAGGCCAAGCTGTCGGTTGTTCTCAACTTGATGTTGATACTTGGCTATTTCGACATCACAACGATGGTTGTGGTAACCATCTTCCTGCTTGTCGAAGAAATCCTTCAAAACCGATTCGGTTATGTCCAAATCCATCCTGATCTTGCGGGCCACCGACTCCGCATCCAGCGGGATTGGCTTTTCGCTCATGTAGTACATATCGAGCAGGCGGCGGTAGGCCAAATCCTCGGCATCACCAAGGTAGGTGGTGTGCGTGATGTAGTCGCCAATGTGGAATTTGAACCAAAGCATTACACGATCCTTCCAAAAACATCTGGCCGCAAATCCTGCCGCCGTACCTGACCGTTGGTATGCCGCTCCAAAGAGTGGGCTAGTTCGGGGCTGGGCACCTGCCGTCCACTGATGAGCAGGCTCATCCATGTTTTGCTGATGCCCACCTTTCGAGCCAAATCTACCTTGGCTCCCCGTGGTTTGTTACTGAAATACTCCATCAATGTCATCGAGACCTCCTGTGGTTGTGTAAGTGCATCATACACCATAAAAAAATTAGCGCAAGGGGGTTGTATGTTGAAATTAAACATGATATATTCCGCCTGCCACAACTTTGGGGGGGCTTATGAGCAAAAACCATGAATACTTTCAAGCTATGGCTGAGAGGCAACAGATGCTTGAGGAAGCCCTGCAAAGGGCGGAGGCAGGCGTTGCAACGCAGGCTGACTGGGGACTTATCCGCTATGAGTGCGGGGCATCCAGACGGCCAAACTTAACTGAAACTAGGAGCGAATAATGGCTTTGATAGCGAAAGAAAGCGGCGGTGGAACCTTTACCCCTGTGCCGCCGGGGATGCATTTGGCTCGGTGCTATCGCATCGTAGACCTTGGCAGACAGAAGAGCGAATACCTCGGACAGGTAAAAATCCTGCCCAAAGTGATGCTCCAGTTTGAAGTGCATGGGGAAGATGATGCAGGGAACCCTATTGTTACGGCCAAGGGTGAGCCAATGTCGATCAGCAAGAACTTTACGCTCTCGCTGGCTGAGAAGGCAACTTTGCGTAAGGACTTGCAGACTTGGCGCGGGCGGGAATTTACCGCTGAAGAACTGCGCGGCTTCCAGATTGATAACGTGTTGGGTGCTTGGGCCATGATTGCTGTAACCAAAGCCACTGGAAACAATGGCAAGGAATACACCAACATTGCCAACATCAACTCGGTGCCCAAGGCAATCAAGGCCAACCTGCCAGAGGGCCACAACAAGTGCGCTGCGTTCTACATCGAGAACCCAGACATGGACTTGTTCGAGACCTTCAGCGACAACTTGAAGGCCAAGATTGAAGCATCACCAGAATGGCAATCCCACATTAAGGGGAATAGCCAATCCAGCAAGCCAGCTTCTGGCGGCTCTGGGTTTGATGATATGGCCGACGATATTCCTTTTTGAGGTGACCTATGCAAAACCTTGATCTGTTTGAACAACCAGAGCCACGGAAAATCCCAGTATTCTCGTACCCGTTGGCTAGGAATAGTGACCCCATAACCTCCTTCGAGGCTGCGCGGGATGCGTCTTTTAAAGCATCGGAACATCGAATCAAAGCACTACTGGCTTTGCATGAGTATGGCCCTATGACAGATTTTGAGCTTGCAGACGTTACAGGACTTCAACAGAACAGCATCGGAAAGCGCCGCAAGGATTGCCAAGATGCTGGCTTTGTTGACTTCCTGCGAGATGAGGACGGCGTAAAAGTAAAGAGACCAGCACCGTCAGGCAGTAAAGCACTTGTGTGGAAACTGTCAATAGCTGGCGAAGAGTATGTTAACAACCTAGATTGAAAGGCAACTATGTTTATCTCTAAAAGTGAAAAAGAGCATTTGACTAACGATGTCATTAACTTGGCAAAACTGATCAGCGGGCTTAACGTCAGCTTGATGCAGTTATCGCTGCGTGTTGACGATCTTGAGAAACCAGCCCCTAAAGTTAAAAAGCCACACAAAAAGTGGACTATGACCAAAGAGGGACGAGCCAATGTTTCAGCAGCAGCAAAGGCGCGTCACGCTAGGATCAAGTTGGAGAAGCAAAATGCTGCAAGCGTCAGCGCCTAGAGCATCTGAGTCCAATCATTGGTACACCAGAGATGGTGTGCCTATGTACACGGTTGAGGCCAAGAAAGGCGGGCAGCGTAACACTACGTTGCGTGATGCCCGTACAATGAGCCTTGTCCCATCAGTAACCACCGTTCTCAATGTCGCGGCCAAACCAGCCCTGACTGCGTGGTTACAGCAACAGGTATTGCTTGCAGCTTTAACGCTTCCCAAGCGCCCTGACGAAGCCGAAAAAGATTACATAGATCGAATCATGTCCGACTCGAAAGAGCAGGGCAAGGCGGCTGCTGATGCTGGGACAGACATCCACGCATCAATTCAAGGATATTATGAAGGCTACTCAACAGGCAAGCACGGTGAAATGGTCACAGCTTGCGTCAAAGAAATCGAAAACTGGTCTGGCCCACGCACATGGATCAGCGAGAGAGCTTTTGCACACGAGGCAGGCTTTGGGGGAAAATGCGATCTCTATTCTGAGGCGGACGGAGGCTTTGTGGCTGACATCAAAACCAAGGAATTCAGCGATCCAGCCAAGGTCGATGCATACGACGAGCATCTAATGCAGCTTGCTGCCTATCGTGTT